GCCCTAGTATCATCACCCATTATTTTTTTATCTAAGGCTTTAATAGCTTTTACAATACCAAATTTACTAATTATATTTTCTATAAATGTAGGTTTAGCTCCTGCTAATAATTCTAACTTTCTACTTAATGCTGATCGTAAACTTTGTTCACTACCTACAGAACCTGGAACCATTCCTAATGCATCTAATTCACCACCATACTCACGAGGTTCTGCATACGTTGATGAAGTTTCTGTTGTTTTATCTGTACCTTCATCATCACTACCTGTGTCACTGTCTGTATCACCTTCTACTAACTTATATCCTACAGGAGGAGCATACATTGGCGCACCACCTACATGTAATATAACTAATTGATCACCAGCTTCATTTTCATACGTTTTAGGTTGCATTTGCATGCCACCCATCATGTCATTAAATGTTATGTTTCTGTTTCTTTTATCTACTATATCATCAGAAGGATTTAACAATCTAGTTGTTACGTCTGTACCGTCTGCAGCTTTAAGAACACCACCTTTAGCCATTTCTACTTCTTTATCACCATCTATTATTATTAGATCTGCTTCACTAAAAGGTAAATCATCAGGCATTGTAGCTTCATCACTATTGCCCATTTGACCCATATCTTCCATTCTTTGCAATCCCATCTTAGCTTGCTGTCTAAGCTGCATTAATTTTTCTAATCCAATATAACGAACTACGTCTGCTGGAAATACAAACTCTCCTTCACTTAACTGTGCAGGTATATCATCTCTTACTTCTTTACGACTACTTCCTACAGGAACTTCATTACCTGATTGTTCATCTACCATACCGCCTTCATCTTTAAGACCGCCATCTTCAAACATTTCCATTTGTTTTTCCATCATTGGGGTTCCACCTTTGTTAAATTCTTTTGACACACCTAGTTTAATTTCATCAGTGCTAAGTTTTTTTACTGCTCCTAATACTTTAGATAAAGTACTACCTTGATACCTATTAAAAATATTTTTAAGAAAACTACGTTCTTGCATAGGTAAACTATCTACAACAGTTTTACCTTCTTTCGTACTAATCCATTCTTCTAAAGGCTTAGAAGATTTTTCAGATTCTTCTCTTTTTTCTATGTAGTTAATTACATCTTTAAGATCTGCCATTACTTTAATACTTCATCTCTAAGTTTTTGCAATCTACGTAGCGTGTAAATAGAACCTTGCGCTCTGTGTACTGCAACCATATTGTCAGTCTGTTCCATAGTACGATATTGTTGTGTTATTAATTCTTCTAAATAATTATTGAAGTTGGCCCATTCCTTGGGGCGGCTGACCAGCCCCTTGAGCTTGCTGAGTATTTCCTTGTCCACTTCCACTAAACCCTTCTTCCTGTGGTGTAGGTGCTGTACCTGTACCTATAGTACCTCCACCTGCTCCTGATGTATCCATTGCATCTGCACCTGCTGGTGCGCCTTGCTGTTGCTGCTCTGGTGCTGCTGGCTGTTGAAAACCTTTCATTAGTTCTGCTTGCAATGCAGCCTCATCCATATTGTTGGTTACTTTGTCGGGGTCTAATTCCATTGACTTTGCAATTTCACGAATTATATATTGAAACTTTGCAAAGGGTGCTAGAGTAGGTGAAGATGCAACTTGCATAAACTGCATCAATCTTTGGCTGCGTACTTCGTTAGCCATAAGACTTTCAGTACCTCTAGCTTTAACTTCTAAATCACCTTTAATATCAGGATCAAAATCAAACTGCATATTAAATCTAAATAAACCTTCACCTAAAGGTCTAAGTAAATAGTCATCTACATTCTTAATAACATTTTTAATACCGCCACTAGCAGCATTCATTAACATACTTATGCCTGAAGCTGTTCTACCTACTCCTGATACACCAGTCTGTCCATGAGAAAAGCTAGGTAGTCCTGTGCTTTCATCAGATAACTGTCTAGCCTTATCAAATAACTGTAAATTTTCTCCTGCAACATTGGGAAACTTTGTACCAAAAATAGCCTGACCAGGTGCGCCACCCTGTCTTCTAAACACTTTACCTGGATATACGCTCAGGTCTTGGCCTGGAACTAGATTTGTTTCATCTACTTCTATAAGAAGATTACCAGACAATACAGCATTGTCAACAGCCATTCTCATAAAGCCGTTCATTAATGTCTGAGTATCATCCATGTTTTCAGCTATACCCACACCAAAAAAACTGTATGGGTTAAGTTCATATGGAGCAGCCATGTAAGGTATACGTGCAGGTTTAAATGGATTAATAACCATTCTAATTAGTTTACCGTTACATATCCAGATGTTAGCCTGTAGTTCGTCTGCTTCTTCTAGCTCTTCAGGTATATCTACACCCTGTTCTTGTAACATTTCTATATCACACATACCCCAATATTCTAGTACTTCAAATCTTTCTGTACCATGCTGTGGTGCATAATCAGATAAATCATCTTCCCAATGTTCTCTATCATAATTTTCACCCATAGATATTGCTTCGTCAATGACAGCAGCTCTAAAAAATGGTCGTTTCTTTAGTCCTCGCATTTGAGTACGTGACATTTTATGTCGTTCAATTACATACTGTGCTTCTTCCATATTGTTAGCATCAGGATCAGGATAAAAATTCCACACAGATACATGAGATACCTGTGGTACTGTTTTAATTTTAGGATCATATTCACCGTCTTCATTCCAGTTAGGATATTCTTTATCTACTGCAAATGGGCCTTTCATTACACCTGTACCAAACAAAGCCATTTCAAATGCTGTACTACGTAAATGTTTAGATGCACTAGACTCTTCTAACTGGTCTTGTATTTTCTTTTGCATTTTTTTAGCTGCTATCATAGCTGGGCTAAAAGTAATAGCCGATGGAGTTTTGCCTGCACCTATTTTTAAATTATCAATACCATCAAGTTTATCTGCATATTCACCTAAACTTTGAGCTAATGTATTAGCAGTTGCTCCTGCAGGTATTTCTCTACCGTCACCCATAAATCCATATGGACTGACTTCTTTATTTAAATCTGATTCTCTTAGCTGCTCAGGTTCTTTTGGATCAAAACTTACATCTGCAACAACACCATCTGGAAGTTCTGTAGGATCTACTGTTACTGGAAATTTATTATTAGCAAACAACACATCAATTATTTGTCCATATGCTGCTAAAGTTTTAGTTTTAGTTATTTTAATAAATACACGAGACTTTTCAGCTTCGGTAAATTGTACATCAGAACCATACAAGCCACGATAGTTACGATAAGACTTTAACCATCGTGTTTCATCTTGTTGACGATAATCATCTGCTCTAGTGTACCTATCCATAACAAAAGGAATAATACTAGATACATCTGCATCTTCTATAATAGAGTCTTCAGAATCTTCTAAAACAATTGCTTCATCTTCAATAAATACTTCGTTATCTTCTGCCATTTATTTTACCTTTAATATCCAAATGTTGTATCTGCTATAGCCATTCTATTTGTTCTAGCTGTATTAGGATCATAATCAAATATACTAAACCTTGGTCTTGACATAATACCATATCTTAAAGCATCATACAAGTGGTCTTCTGAAGTTGTGTCAATATCTTCTGGGTTTTTCTTGTCTATTGGTAGTGCAGGTAGTTGCGCTATCATGTTAGTACAGTTACTAAAAAACACAAGTCTAGGTTCTTCTGTGTATTCATCTACCTGTAATCGTCTGTGTATTTCGTTTTTACCTGCTACACGAGATCCTTTTGATCTATCTGAAGGCCGCCATCTGCAACCTCGTTGTACCATTTGTTCTGCTAGAGATGGGCCTGTATCACCACGTTTGTGCCACAGTGAGGAGTCAAGCACTCCATATCTCATACCACCGTCACCAACTTCTAATTCTAATATCATGTCAGCTAAATCAGTAGCTAATACTTTACTTACATAGAGTTCTCTATAAACAATAAGTTGTTCACTTGGTGAGACAGCGAACCATACCACACCCGACTTACTTCCATAACCATAGTCACATGCCCTAAATTTAACCCAACTGCTAGGAATATCGAAAGGCTCAATGACATGTATGCTTCTATCAAACTCTGTAAAGGCTGCGCCTTCTTTAATATCCCAATCACCATCCAGTAATTGTCTACGCTGTTGTTCAGGCAAAGATAAAAGCATTGCTTCATAGTCACCTTGTTCAGCTAAGTATGGGTTATCTTTTAATCTTGCAGGTATAAACCTACGTTTAAATAGTGCTTTACCTGCTTTTTCATGTCCTGCAGGATACTTTAAATCTTCTCCTGTTTCAATGTCTGTAGCATTAAAAGCTTTATTTACAGATGCAGGATCTATAAACATTTTCTTTACCCAGTGATGTCCTCTACCACCAGGGTTGGTAGTAGCTCTCATGTATATAGGTAGATCGGTTGCAGTGGATCGTAGACGAGAACGCATGTAATTCCATGCAAATGGTGTGGGCCATTGAGTTAATTCGTCAAAACCTATCCAGCTAAACGCCAGACCCTGGTAACGCAAAGCGTCATCCTCTCTGTCGAGGTATGACATCCACAATCTTGCGCCAGATGGTGCGACCCACTGCATCTTTCTCTCTGACCATTTTATTCCAGGCCAGATTTTTGGATACATCTCTTGAGACTTAAATATAAGTTCTCTAAGTTCTTCCGTAGTATGCCGAAGTAATAACCCAGAAAAAGAAGGATGACCCATGTATCGTAACGGATCGGCAAGCATTGCATAACTTTTACCGCCCCCTGCTGAACCGCCATACAAAACTTCTCTTTCACCTGCTGCAAGGAACTCAGTCTGTGGCCCTTCATTCGGTTTAAAGATAACATTATGTTGCTCTTCAATAGTTTCAATAGGATCAAGTTTATCTATTTCTACTACTTTAGGCTGTTCTTGCTTCTTCTGTGCTGCTGCTTTCTTTTGAACCGACTCTTTGGTTTTCGATTTTTTCCGCTTTGGCGATTGCCTCTTTCGCATAGTCTGCCCATCTGCGTAAGCTTGCAGCTTTGTTGTTTCTTCTTTTTTCATTCTCTAATCTTTTCATTAAACCTACGTGAGATATATATCTACCAGTATTACGAGTTAACCATTGAGATACTTCTCTGTACGAATACTGTTTTAAATAACGTTTTGCTATTTCTAATTTATCTAGTTGGTCAGGTATAGGGTTTAATATGCCATTATCTTTTGAGTCTACTTCGTAGCCAAAAGGTATGGTGCGAGAAATCTTAGGTATTGATACCCATTCATTGTCTTCTTTTATATCTGTCGGTTGAGGTAACTTCCACCTACCTAGTGATTTAGTCATCGTCTACCGTATTTTTAGGTGGCATTAACATAACTCCACCTTTAGCTTCTACTTGTACTTTTTCAGTCTTAACAAGTCCAGTACGATCTAGTAACTCTTTAGCTGCTGCCATCTTATCTCTTATGCCTAGCTCAGTAGGATCATATAGTCCACCTACCATAGCCATTGCAGCTTTAGGAGCATTACGAGCCATAAAGCTCTGTGTGCTTTCTAATATTTCTTCTTTCATAGAATTAACAACTTCAGTAGTACTAGTAGCATCAGAGTAACCTGCAAGTTTTTTAGCTGTTGCTACATCTCCACCAGCCTGATCAAACAGTACAGATAAAAACTGTTGCTGTCTTTCTGTTAGTTGTCTAGCCATGAGCCATCTCCAGTGCTTTTTCTTTTGTCTCATCATTACGTCTAGTCCAGCCTTTACCGAAGGTGTCAAACGTAGACAACTTCTCATAAAAACTTTGACGTGTATAATGCATTTGTTCTATTATCTCATTTACTTCTACTTCAGCGACAGCCTGTAAAGTCATCGGGCCTATACCGCCATCCTGCTCTACACCGACTATACGTTGCAACGCTTTAGCTGATCGTGAGACTCCTGAGTTAACAGCCCAGTCAAATACGCAAAGATCAACCCCCATAGGAAGTTGATCACATTTTGCTCTATTCCAATAGTTCTTTTTATAGATAGGAGCCACGTCTTCATGCGTCAAATCACGCATTTCTTTAGGTGTAGTCTCTCTACCTACCCACTTATCATAGACTTTCTTGGTGACACCATAATTTGTGATGCCACCTGGATCTTTAGGATGATTTACAAAACCGCCTTCGTGTTCAAGTATTATTTCTAAACACGTACTGTAATTGCTCATCATTTTTTCTTTTTCATTACACCGCCTTTAGCGTAACCTTTTTTCTTTTTTGTCATACCACCTTTAGCCATATAACCCATTTTATTACGAACAGATGAAGGTAGTTTTTTTAAACCTTTTTGTGCAGATGAAGTTTTCTTCATTGCGCCACCTGCAGCGTAGCCTTTTTTCTTCATCATGCCACCTTTAGCATAACCTTTTTTCTTCATCATGCCACCTTTAGCATAACCTTTTTTCTT